GCAGAAGCGCCGCAGCGACGCGGCTCCGCGCGTTGCCGGGCGATTCAGGTCTTCCCCATCTGGCGGCTTTGTGTAGAATAGGGATAGCCACTGCACCCCTAGAGCGGGAGTAATTCAGTGGTAGAATGTCAGCTTCCCAAGCTGAACGTCGCGGGTTCGAGTCCCGTCTCCCGCTCCAGTTTTCAAACACTTAGGAACACCCACCGATTCCTCTGTACTCCGTTTACTCCATTAAGCCGACTTGCGCCATGCTGACGGCTCGGGTTGCGGTTTGGACTCCTTCTGCCGGACGGCGGCTTCCAGAGCCCGAAGTGCGGCTCGCTTCTGCTCCAGGTCGGAGCTGGTGTACACCTCCAGGCTGACGCCGAGTCCGTGGCCCCTCTGGTCGGAGGCGACCTTCGGATCGACACCCGCCTTCTTCGACAGGCTGGCGTTGGTCTTGCGCAAAACCTGAAAGGTGGCCCACTCCATGCCGATGGCCTCCAGCGCCGGACGCATGTTCCTGCGCCAAAGGTTGTCGAGCGAAATAGGTGTGGTGACCTTCTCGGACGGAAAAACGAAGCCATCCGGACTGGGGTCCTGCGCCAGTCCGGCCCACTCCTTCATCAACTCGAGCGTGCCGTCGGAGATTGCGCCCTCGCGGGTCTTGCCGTTCTTCGGCGTGTTGAATCTCCGCTTGTAGACGCGCTCCTCCACCCGGATGATCCCGCCGGCCACCGACTTCCACCGGAGAGCCAGGATCTCGCCCGGGCGCATGCCTTCGAAGATCGCGAGCCGTGCGATCAACTTCTCGCGGAGGCCGAAGACCTCCAGGTATGTGTGAACCTCCTCTTCCGTCAGCGGGCGCATCGCACGCCCCGGCTGACATCGTTTGGGGATCTTCAACTCGGCCGCCGGATTTCCCGAGATGAGGGAGTCCGACGACGCAAGCTTGAAGATGCCATTCAGAAACCAACGCAGATGGGCCACCACGCTGAAGGACAATTCCGCCGCTTTGCGGTCGAGGAAGTCCTGCAACTGGTCTCTCCGGATCGTGTGGAGCAGATCGTTGGCGAACTCCGGGAGGAGATGCTTTCGGATGATCTGCTCCGATGTCCCCGCAGTCGATTCCTTCCAACCGCGGCGGCCATGCGGCAGGTACACGTCCTCGACGAACTGCCCGAACGTGAACACCGGCCTGGGGCCTCGCGCCGTGCCTTCGTTGATCGGCTGGAGGATGGCCGCCATTGCGGCTTCCGCTTCCCCCTTGGTCATCTTCGAGCACAGCCCGAGCACCTTGGACCGGCGGCTGCCGTCTTCCCACCAGGAGGCAACCCAGACGCGATGCCGCCCGTGTTTGCGGGCTTGCAGGCTGCCTTTCTGGAAACGCTTTCGACGCATTTTCTTGCCTCTTTCCTGCGCCGAAGGCGTTGACTCTTGGCATGACCCGGATACTACCATTCGCTGGTGGCCTCCAGGTGGCCTTCTTCAATCCAGCGGTCCAGCCATTCGCGCCGGATGAGGATGCGACGGCCCACGCGGAAAACACGAGGAGGACGCACGCCCGGCACCTTGCCGTTGATCACGTTCGAGAGGTGCGCCTTGGATACACGTAGATACTCCGCAGCCTCCTCCAGCGTCAGGATCGGCTCGGCTGGCGTGATCGTGGGCATGGCCTCCTCCGGTGGGTTACGCGGGTCCGGTCTGGGCGGTGGGCATCAAAAGGCAGTTCACGGTGGCGACGCCGTTGCCGGCGGCGACGGTCGCCACGCCCACCATCGGCTTGCTGCCCGTGCCCGCGGTCTTTGTCAACTTGGCTTGGCCCGAGTCCCAATAGAGTTTGTCGCCCTGGGCGATGGCGTCTGTGGCCACCTTGGGTAACTCGAAGACGCCTTCCACCGTGACCTCCACCTCGGCTCCCGAGACGGCGTCAAACGCGGCCACGCCCACAATCGAGCCGGTCACGACCAACTGGCCGCTGGTGACGTTCGCGGGCGCGGTGACCGTAATGGTCTTGCCTTCCTGCACGAAGTTCTTCATGGATCAGATTCCTTTCGGGGTGATGACAACCTGGCGGGGCGACGTGCTGCCGCCGCCTGCCTGTTCGATTTCCTTGTTGATGGTCGTGAGAGCCGCCTGCATCTCCGCGACGCTGCGGTAGGTCATGGAGCGGCCCTCAAATTCCACGCGCAACGCGCCGCTGCCGATGGCGGCGATCAGGGCGTCACGCATGCCCTGGAGTTCGGTGAGCGAGAGGGCCATGATTAGGCTCCCGGATTCGCGTAGATACCCCGGTAATCCAGCGCGCCTGCGCCGAAGTCGAGCCGCGCGCGGATCTGGATGCCATCCACTTCAAAGCCCGCGCGAGTTTCCACCTGGACGCCTTCGCTGCCCGCCAGGTACGCGAACTCGACGCTCGGGAACAACATGGGGTCTGCGGCGACGTACCAGCGGGTGGCCGACTTGGCGTCCAACCGCGGATCGACGATCAGCGTCAGCTTGCCGGCGAACGGGTTCACGTTCGCGGCCTGCGCCGGGTAGATGCTGGCGAGGTACTTCTCGGCGGTGGTTTCCAACGCGGCCGGCACCACCAGGAACTTGGCGGCAATGTCGAGCGGCGTCTTGCCATCCAGACCCTTCTGGGAACGCAGCCCCAGCCGCGCGGCAGCCAGCGTGGTGTCCGAGATCGCGCCGCCGCTCGCGGCGAGGTTGCCGTGCGCGGCGTCGAACAACTTCTTGTTGTCCGACATCACCGGGCCCAATCCATTGTTGGCGGCGATCAGGTCCACGATGAATTGCGCCTCGAACTGCGCTGCCGCCGTGGCGAACAGCCGCCCGATGTCGGAGAACGCCGACAGGTTGTCGTTGACGATGGTCTGGCGGTTGATGCCGAAGATGCGGCCATAGGTGTCGAGCTTATAGGACTCGCGGCCCTCGGCGATGGTGCCCGATTTGAACTCGCCGTTCTCGTTCACCTTCATGAGCGTGGGCGCTTGCCCCAACTGGATCGAGTAGCGATTGCGGAAATCGTTGATCGTCGCCTTACGGCAGATCTGCTTGATGGGCGCGGGCGCCTCGGCCATCTGCTCCTGGACCACCTTGTTGGCGACGTCGCCCAGCAGCAGGGGAAAATCGCTGGTGCTGTGGAGGGCGCGATCCACGATGGAGGCGTCCGACAGCCCGATGGTTTCGATGCCGCGAATGCGGAGAAGTTCTTCCGCCTGCCGGACCAGGCTGCGGCCAATGAACGGGCGCGCCGCTTCGCCCGCCTTGTGCGTCGGGTTGATCCTCATGTAGATCGCGTCGGCCATGGCGGCGCGCAGGAACAAGGGATCGTCGTACCCGCTCGCCGTCACCACCGGCTGCGCCGTCCGGATGGGAGGACCGGCGCGGCGCTTCATGGCCTCGAAGGCCTCGGCGCGGGCCTGGTCCAGGGTCAGGTTGCGGGCGATCATGTCGTCGGCCTGAAGGCCGGCGATTTGGGCGATCACCCGGATTTCGTTTTCGTGAGTCTGCTCCATCGTTGCTCCTCTCACCTTCGCGGCGGGGTCGGCCCCGATCGCCACGAGGGAAATCTCTTTGCCGGTCCAGGCAGTCGCCACAATGGTGCGCATGCCCGTGGCTGGATCCTTTTCCACGCGCCGTTGGTTCACCACGTAGCCGACTGAAATCGACCGGATGATGCCGTCGCGAATGTCATTGAGAATGGCCGCCGCGCGTTCGCTGAAGCGGAGCCGGGCGACGCCGCGCTCGCCATCCACTTGCGCGCTTTCCACCACGCCGAGGATGCTGTTCACATCCATTCGGTCGTGGGAGTTGAGCACCGGGCCGCCGATCAACTGCGAAAGGTCGACTGCCGTGGGCGACAGGTCCAGCCGCTCCTGGTAGGGCCCTTCGAGATCGAACCGGCGCACGGGCGCGGTGGTGGCGAAGACGACCTCCACGGTGCGGCGTTCCGGATCGAACGTGGCGGGCTCGAGCGTGGCCGTGCGGGTAAAGAGTTCTTCCATTTGCCTCCTTGTGATGGTTGAAAGTCGGCTATCTTCGGAATTTCCGAAGATGCGGAGTCGGCGCATCTGAGGAATTTCCTCAGATGGTGGCCGGGTTGCCTTGCTGCGTGACCTTGCGAGGGTCGGAGTCCAAAACGATGCCGGCGGCGTCGGCCGCCGCGTTGCCTGCGGCGATCTGCGCGTCCACCTCGGCCAGGTCATATCCGAGCGACGCCACTGCCATCTCCCGCGAGATGAGCCCGGCGCGGATCGCCCGCACCATGGCGTCCACCTCGCGTTGCGGATCGGTCATCTGCATGGCAGGCGGCGCCCAAGAAATGTTGTCCAGGTACTCCTGGACGCCGCCGTCTACAGGAGGCAGGGTGCCGCGCAGGATCTCGAGTTCGAGCCAGCGCTGAAACACAGGGCGGCAGAGCATGTGGATGAACTGCCATTGCAGGGCGTCGATGTACTTGCGGAGCTCGATACGTCCCACGCGCGCCGAACTGTAGCTCGTGTCGGAGAGGTCGCCGGTGACGACGTCGTAGGGCAACCCAAGA